GAAGAGGAACTCATCAAGAAACAAGGCAACGTGCCGCTGAAGAACAACCTCATTAGACGCATGGTGCAAGCCGTGCTTGGCGTGTACCGCAGCCAAGCCAAAGAGCCGACCTGCACGGCAAGAGACAGAGACGAGCAACGGTATGGCGAAACCATGAGTACCGTGCTGCAATGCAACATGCAGTTGAACCGCATGACCGAGATAAACGCAAGGTGCATGGAAGAGTTCCTCATATCGGGATTTGTGGTACAGAGGAAGTGGTACGGTTGGCGAGAAAACAAGCTGGACTGTTGGACGGACTATGTGCAACCCAACAATTTCTTCATCGACAACAACATGAGGGACTTTAGAGGTTGGGATTGCAGTTGCTTGGGCGAGATACACGACATCTCGTTTGAGGACTTGTGCGGACGCTTTGCCCACAGCAAGGCCGACTATGACCGACTGGCCGAGATATACAAGTATGCCAAGGACAAGTCGTATCTCAGTGCCATGTATGATAATTTCGGCTATCCCCTGCAAGGCTACTACGACTTCCTTGTACCCTACGACCAGAGCCGATGCAGAGTAATCGAGGTGTGGCGCAAGGAAAGCAAGGAGAGAGTGCGCTGCCATGACGTGAACAACGGAGACGTGTTCAAAGTGGATATGGAGGACTTCAAGGCACTTGTGCTTGACGAGAACGAAAAGCGGCTGCAACAGGCGCGAGAGTTGGGCATGAGTGAGGACGATGTGCCGCTTATCCGCTATGAGTGGTTCATGGACTCATACTGGTACTACTACATGCTCACCCCATTCGGAGACATACTTGAAGAGGGCGAGACACCCTACGAGCACAAGAGCCACCCCTACGTGTTCAAGGCATACCCATTCATAGACGGAGAGATACACTCGTTTGTGAGCAACGTGATAGACCAACAGCGGTACACCAACCGCTTGATAACGATGTACGACTGGATAATGCGAGCGTCAGCCAAGGGCGTGCTGCTGTTCCCGGAAGAATGTCTGCCCAAGGGCATGTCGATGGAAGATGTGGCAGACGAGTGGGCAAGGTTCAACGGCATCATCATGATAAAGCAGCCCAAGGCAGGACAGGCACTGCCGCAGCAGATAGCCAACAACTGCACGCAGATAGGCATATCCGAGTTGCTGAACATGCAGCTGAAGTTCTTCGAGGACATATCGGGCGTGAACGGAGCGTTGCAGGGAAAGCCCGGCTATTCGGGTATGTCGGCCAGCCTGTACAACCAACAGGCGCAGAACGCCACCACCTCGCTGCTTGACTTGCTCGACACGTTCTCGGCATTCATCAGAGACGGAGCATACAAGGACGTTAAGAACATACAGCAGTTCTATGACACTCCGCGCGTGTTCAACATTGCAGGAAAGAACTCCACCATCGTGGAGTACGATCCACGGAAGATACGCGATGTGGAGTTTGACCTAAGCATTGTGGAAAGCACCGACACGCCAACCTACCGCGCCTTGACCAACGACATGCTCATGCAGTTGTGGCAAGCCAAGGCAATCAGTGTGGAGCAGTTGCTTGAACATGGAGAGTTCCCATTTGCGGACGACTTGCTGCAGAGCATCAAGTCGCAGAGGGAACAACTGGAGCAAGGGCAAGTGCCGGACGGAATGTCGCCAGAACTTGCCCAGCAGGTTCAGCAGGGAGCGAACATGCAAGCCGTGAACCAAGCACAGCAGATGATGCAACCGACATAAAAAATAAGCCTCACTAAGCCTCCTTAGGCGACTAAGCCAAAGGGACGTTGTGGGGCTTTACTGATTTTATATGGAAGCCTCGGAGACGGGGCTTCTGTCTTTTCGGAGTGTGCGGTTTGTGATAGGCACAAATTCGGGCATTTCCATTTCGCGGTAGCAGATGTGCAGACCGATGGCACGCGTCATGAGCAAGTCGTCATGTTTGCCGACAATAGCACCATACGCGCCATTCGGCTTGCGCTCATAAGTGTCGTACTCGTCAAGACACCGCTTGTCACGCTCGATATAGAGACGCTCACGAATGACCTTGACTAAGGTGGAGATAATCATTGGCTTGGTGGCCACATTCGTATGGAAGCCATACTTGCGAGGCGCACCCTCGCGTATCTCGTCCTCCGACTGCTTGCGAGCGTAGAGATTGGGATAGATGTCTGAAATCTGATTGAGGATATACTGCGACTGGTCGCCACCCTCCACCTGTCGCTCCTTGTCGTGCGTCTCCAAGGTGTTGGACTCGATGACCAACAGAGAGTCGTTGTAGAAAGCCGCAATCTGTGCGGCACGCCATGCAAGGCGGTCAATGTCGCAATGGCCGTACCACTGCGCCACGACAGACGGAGGCTCGCTGCCGTCAATCATGCTCAGACGGTCGAACACCACGATGACAGACCAGTCCGCCTTGTTGGAGCGTCCGCCCACATCGACCACGGTAAGGTAGCGGTCGGTAACCTCGTAATCGTCAAACTTCTCGGGCATAGCCCAAATGGAAAGTAAGCCCTGCCTGTCCTCACGGAAACGGAGATTGGAAAGAGCCTCCTCGCCCTCGTCGGCATCGGCATAGACCTCGCCAACAAACTTAGGCTTGCGGCAATATGGCTCAAACTGCTTGACAAGATACTTGTCGAACACCATTGTACCTGCATGAACAAACGCCTCCACATCGTCAGACGGAAACTCCGCAGCCATCACCGCAAAGTCATTCTTACCAGCACGCTCGTATATATACCAATGGATAGCCTCCAGTGTAGCCCCCTTTTCCCACAACGACCACAGATAGCGTCCGCTCTCCTCACGATTGGACGGAGTGTAGGCATTGTTGCGGTTCTCCCAAAGCCATTTGGCAAAGGCGCGTAGTTCTTCGGCAGAGTCGAAAGGACGCGAGTAATGCTCAATCTGAAACCAAGAAATAAAAAGTGCCTCAAACTGTGACTTGACAGTAGGGTCAGCAGCGGCCGTATATTCTGCATCAAAGTAAGTGCCAACACCATCGGCAGTACTTTCCATGACAATCATTGTGTAAGGTCGTGCAAGAATACCAGAGCAAGCGGAACGCACAATATCTTCGGGCGACTTGCCATCCGTCTTTTTCCACAGACCTACCTCGGAAAGATGCACCAACGAGTAAGCACCGCCACGGCAACCGTTAGGACGCTCGGCAGTACCCACCTTAATCTTGCAGTCTCGTTGTGGCACACGGTACGTAGAACCCGACTTGCCGACACCGACCAACTTAGGCTCGTTCTCCGAATAGACCTCACCCAACTTGTGAAGAAATTCCACCGGGTGTTTCTTAATCATGAGGTCGAACATATCCTTGATTTCGTCCGATGCCGTGCCTTGGTGGGCGATGATGAGTGAGTTGAGACCTTTCTTGTGGAAGAACTGCAACCATGCCATGTAGAGCTGCACAGTCGTGGAGCCGCCCCACTGACGCGCTTTCAAGAGAATAAGACGGATAGGTAATCCTGCCTTTCGTTTCGCCTCAAAGCGCGACACGAGGATGCGCTGCGGATACCACAGACGGAAAAGCACGTCCTTTCCTGCATCCTTGTTGTGGATATAGACGAGCGTAGCCGTCCAAAAAGGAAAGTCGTGCTTGTAGCGCAAGCGTATGAACGTGCGCGACACCTTAATGAAGTCGTCGTCATTCGGCTCAACGTGCATCACGGACGAGAGAAACTTGTCGATAGAGCCAGCCTTGACCAACTTCTTGACAAGCGGAATATTCATCATCTCAACAGGCAACCACTGAACGGGAATAGCAAAGTCGGCAATGCTGACACGGACACGTTTACCAATAGACCCCTCTCCAGTGACAGGGTCGAACTTGGCGAACATGACTTCATTGCGCCTGTCATTCTCCGCAAGCAGTGCGGCAATCTCTGTATCTATCGTATTGGTTGTCATACCATCCATTCTTTATGCGGTAAATAAACTCCCCGACCGTGCGAGGCGTGAGGTAGAACTTGGGCGCAGGTTGATTGACAATCTTCGTAACCAACTCATAGACCGACTTGTCGGGATAATCCTCACGCATGAGGAGATATCTGCGGTAAATCTCCTCAAACATCTTACGCTTGTTGCTCCTCATGCGCGGCATGGGTTTTCCTGCCGCCATAGCGGAAATGACAATGGCCGCACGCTCCTCGCTCACCCAGAAACGAGATGCAGGAGAGTCGGCCACCAACTGAAAGATAACAGGCATGACGATGATGCTTGCCTCGGCAAGTCTGTCGCGGTACACCCTCATAAGGTCGGCATTGCGCTCCCTTGTAAAATCCAATATGCTGCCAAAGTATTTCATAAAACTGGTTTAAGATTATAATCCTTACTGTGCCTTTCTAAGCCTTTTTGAGCTGTGGGGAAAGGGCAAAACACTCTATACAAAGGTACTTAAACCGACTCACAAAAGTTAAAAGTCAGTCCACCTCTTATATGGCTATTTTTGCATACGAATATTACACAACCATAAGAAAGTTAAGATAATGGCTGAAAACAATGGAGTTAAGAGCAGACGCGACCAGCAACTGGAGCGGCTGAGAAAGAAATACCCCGACAAGAAGTTCGAGGACGATGAGGAAATCTACGGTCAGATTTCCGATGATTACGACCAATACGAGCACGACCTTGACGGCTACAAGGGCAGGGAGAAAGCCATGTCCGACATGTTTGCCGCAGACCCGAGGAGTGCGCAGTTTCTTGCCGACATGCACAACGGCCAAGACCCTGTGCTCGGTCTTGTGAAGAATTTCGGAGTGGACATCAAGGACGTGCTTGACGACCCCGAGATGCAGGACAAGATAGCCGAGGCCAACAAGGAGTATGTGGAGCGTGTGGCCAAGTCGAAACAGCTCGATGAAGAGTATGAGAAGAACATGGACGCAACGCTTGAGACCCTGCGCCAGTTCCAAGAGGAGCGCGGTATGACGGACGAGCAGATAGACGAGGTAGCCAACGCCATGCTCACCGTTGTCAAGGACGGAGTGATGGGCAAGTTCTCACGCGAGACCTTGGAGTTGTTCGTGAATGCCATCAACCACGATGCCGATGTGGCCAACGCTGGCGAGGAGGGACGTGTGGCAGGACGCAACGACAAGATTGTGGAGGGACTGCGCAAGCGCGACAAGGGAGACGGCACAGCACCGCTCAACGGCAAGAACGGAGGCGCACCGAGTCAGCAGAAGAGTTCACAAAGCATCTTTGACCTCGCCAACGAAGCCGTGTAGCCCATGAAAGGAGAAGTAGTGAAGTTTCCCCCAGAGGGCAAGAGACTAAAGCCAACGACCGGGAGTGCAGGGTTGAGAACCCAAGTGCCGGGCGCAATGGCATCAGTAAGCAATCTCGCGAGCGCGACAGGCGGTATAGCCCCCGGCAACCTCGCACAGACCGATAGCAAATAACATTATTCACAAACTAAAATTTTAAGACATGGACGGAGAAACCGTACAAGTAGGTGGAACTACAACCACCACCCCTGCACCAGGCACAGCCGGTGTAGCAAGCCAAGTGCCGGGAGCACCCACTACCGTCAGCGGAGTGGCAGGCGCGACAGGCGGAGTCGGTCCGGGCAACCTCGTACAGAGCGACCTCGACCAAGAACTCTACAAGTTCAAGAGTGACGACACACCGCTTACGCAGCTCATGCTGAAAGCGAAGAAAGTAAAGGTGAACTCGCCCGAGGTGGAACACTACATGATTGACGAGCCACGCTCCAGCGTGACCACGACCACCAAGGTGACAGCAGGAACAGCCAAGCAGTTTGTGCTGCCGTTACTTGCCAACGATGCCGAAATTCCCAGACCTTACGGCACGCTGCTCGTAAAGGGCGTGGACGGCTATGCAAACGATGGCAAGACCAAGACACCGGGCAAAGACCTCATGCTCTTCGTTACAGGCCAAGACCCCACATCGAACAACCCGATTGTGAGAGCCGTGAACGGCCCGAAAACCAATACAACAGACGAGAGCTGCACCACGCCCGAAATTCCTGCCGGGTCAACACTCATCATTCTTTCCAATGCCCTCTACGAGACGCAGAAGAAAGTTGACCCCGACCTCATCGTGCCACAGGCGCAGATGGTATATCTTCAGAAGCGCGGTATGAACCAAATTGTATCTGACTACTACGAGGCGCAGAAGAAGAAAATCCCATTCGGCAAGGCAGTGATTGCAGAGGCCGCTATCACCAACTTCAAGGTACGCTGCAACAGAACACTCTACGCAGGTCGCAGAGGCAAGATGACGGTGCAGACACCCGAAGTCGGTCCGCAGACCATCTACTTCACCGAGGGTGTGCGCTACCAAGTGAAGAAGGAACTCAACCACACAGGCAAGTGGACGATTGAGGAAATCATCGCCCTTGCCAAGATGATTTTCACTGGTGAAGATGTGCCTAAGAACGTAATTGCCCTTGCTGGCAAGAACTTCTTGGAGAACATCCAGTGCATCGACTACTCCAAGCACCCGGAAATTCAGATTACCACCAAGACCAATCCTGTGGGCTGGGTAGTGACCAACTTCCACACCGTGTTCGGAGACATCGAGTTCAAGCACGACCCGACACTCGACCGCTTGAAGTGGAGCAACTCCGCATTCATCGTTGCGCCCGACCGCCTTGTACACTACCAGTACTCGGCAGAGCACTCGTCAAAGGACCGTGTGGAGGGCGAAGAGGCAACACGCGAGGCAATCCTCGTGTGGGACGCACTCGCACTCAAAGGCTCATGCCACATGTGGATTAACGGTGAGGGCGACAACGAGAACGCCACAGCCGTACAGATACACCTTTGGGACAGCACGGACGCACCCGAAAGTCCTGTTGAGGGTGGCGTGTACTATCTGTTGCAGGACTGCCCGGACATCAATGCAGATGCCGTCAGCGGTCAGATGTGGCAATACAAGAGCGCAGCATGGGTGGAGTACGCAGGTGAAGTGATGGCCACCGAGTAACCCGAAGTTTAATTAAACCAATAATCAACCAATAGAGGCGGATAGGTAGCAATGCCGTCCGCCTTTATTTATAATAATCAGACAACGAAATGAAAAAGAAGAGAATAACCTACGGAGTGTACGGCATGATGGAATACCAGACAATCATCAAGATAGGCAGAGCCACACTCAAAGTATTGTTCACTGACGGCTCAATGACCGCCATCGGACAGAACCCTGCGAAATACACCACAAGCGACTTCCTTGTGCAGCGTGCCATCGAGAACAGCAGCGAGTTCAAGAAAGGCCGCATCATGACGGTGAGCACCATTGAACTTGACGAGGACGTGCGCATTGAGCGCAATCCTGCCAAGCCGAGCACGCAGACGGCAAATGTGGCGGCAAAGGCTGTGATTGACAATAAGCCTACCGAAGCCTCTTCAAGCCATACTACGCCTGTGGCGGAGGACGTGGCGGACGAAACTACCGAGGAGGCTGATGCAGGTGTTGTAACACCAACGGACGAGGCTGATGCGGAAACTATCGAGGAAGAGCCAGAGACAGAGAGTGAAACCAATGTCGAAGAGGATACCACAAGCGAGGAGACCGCAGCCGAGGACAATACGGCAGAGGGCAAGACCGAGGTGGAGTTCACCGACAACCAAGAGGCCAAGGACTACATATTCAAGAACTTTGGCGTAAAGCCCGGCACGATGCGCAACCGTGAGGACATCAAAGCCGTTGGCGAGACCTACGGAGTGAAAATCACGTTTGTCAACGAGAAGTAAGGAATGACGATATGGTGTACAAAATCGAAGTCGTGGAGCAAGATGTGCGCATCGCCATAGACGAGAACAAGACCAGCGAGCAGCTCATCAGCGATGAGGATATTGACACCTTGTCGTTGAATGAAGTGATACGCTCGAAGATAGAGGAAGCCGTGCGCAGGGTTGAGACCACAGCTCCCGTGTATCTCTTGGAAGAGGGACACGAGTTTGGCGAGGCCGTGTATTGGGAGGATAACGGCAGTGGTTGGGTGCTGCTCCCCGATGACTTCATGCGGTTGATAGCATTCCGCATGAGCGACTGGGAACGCACTTGCTATAATGCCATTTCGGTGGACGACCCACTCTATGACCTGCAATCGTCAAGATACAAGGGCGTGAGAGGCAGCGTGCAGAAACCAGTGTGCGCGGTGGTGAACCGAGCCGAGGGCAAGGCGTTGGAGTTCTTCAGCTGCAACAGCGAGGACGCCTACGTCAAGCGAGCCACCTACATACCCTATCCCAAGATAGACGATGAGGACGGCATCGACATCTCCGAGCGTTGTTACACAGCCGTAGTCTATACCACGGCAGCATTAGTACTAACCGCCTTTGGCGCGACCGACAAAGCAGAGCAGTTGAACGCCTTGGCAAAATCAATAATGGAATGAGTTCAATACCAACAAAACAGATAGACGGTGATGTGGCCGTAGGCCGCAACGTCAGCATGGGCGGTTCGGGTACGGTGCGCGGCTCCATGACCGTAGGCCACAACCTGACGGTTGAGGGTTGGCTTGAAGCCAAGAACATCAAGGGATCGAACAAAGGTCTGTTCAAGACCGCAGCGCAACTGCGCGAGGCATACCCCAACCCACACGAGGGTTGGTGGGCACTGGTGACCGTGGAGGGCAGCGCATCATCAGACCACTTGGGACAACTCTATGTGGCAGACGGCGGCACATGGGTAGCGCAGGTGGACAGCAGCGGAAATCCATTGCTGAAAGGCAACCCCACCGTGGACAGCACCGAGTATATGGAAGCCGTGGAGGAAATGACAGCCGACCTTGAGGCTGTCAAGGTAGATATGAACCAAAACAAGGAGGACATCAAGAGCCTACGCAGCACGCAGACCTCGCACACGGACAGCCTTAACACCCTCAACTCGCAGATGGGAACGGCACAGACCGACATTGCCAATCTGAAGAAAACCGTCAGCGACAACAAGAGCGAGCTGGCAAACAGCATCAGCGGTGTGCAGAAAGACCTCACCGCATTCAAGAACACCAAGGGAACTGCAGATGGACTTGCACCTTTGGACGAGAACGGACAAGTACCCTCGCAGTATCTGCCCGGATATGTGGACGATGTGCTGGAGTTTAGAGGCATCGAAGAAAACGTGACAGCCCAGATGTTATCGCTCAACAAGAAATCAACCGATGAGGGGTGCTCCGTTGTTTACAACAAGGCAAAGGAGGTATTTGTATTAGCCTATACCACACAGAGTACTGAAGGAACAGAAACCGTCACCTATTATAATAATTGGATAGACGCAGACCTCTTCGGAGAGGCTGGCATGAATGGCGTGACACCCCACAGCGGCAAGATATTCATGGACGTGACCACCAACAAGACCTACCGTTGGAGTGGCACAAAATTGGCCGTTATCGGTTCTGACTTGGCACTCGGTCACATAAGCGGCACGGCATTCCCCGGTGACGAGGGAGCGGAGTTGCAGGAGCAGGTGAACGAGGTGGAGAGCACAGCAAACATCAACCGCCAACTGATAGAGGATAATGTCACAGAAACACTTTGCCGCAACACAATCAACGCCAACTACCTGCTATCGTTGGGCGACCGTGAAGTGTCGTTCTCCGTGGTGCTTGAAAAAATCTTCGATTTGGAGAACAAAGCAAGATACATGAAACCCGGTATCGTGCTGTCCTTCCTTTCGGAGACAGGCATACAAAACAAGCAGTGGACGAACTACGGCAAGGAAACCGAGACCGACTGGAAAACCGAAGCCAACTGGACAGACTTCGGCTCGAACGGCAGTGCCATAGGCAACACGGTGAACGTGAACGACATCTGCGAAGACACCGAGTACACCCTTTCGACCGCCATCAAAGCTGTGCAGGACAAGGAGAAAGAAAGCGGACTATCGTATATGAAGAGCGGTGTCGTGCTGACCTATAAGACAGCCGATGTGACCAGCAACGGCTCGCCCAAGTGGGAAGCCTACCAGTTCACGCGCACCGTGGACGACATCAACCCGGCAGACTTGAAACCTTGGGTGGAGTTCGGAGGAGGCGGCAACAATGCCGTGCCGACCTCGGACACCCCCGAAAAGGACGGCAAGGAGGCATTCTCCACAGGAGGTGCATACGCCAACATACCCACCACACTGCACATTGACACCGAGACGCAGGGCGTGGTGAAGCTGCAACTGCAGAATGCCGGGCAGGAAGCCGTGGGCGACGAGGTGCAGTTTGCCGTAGGCGGAGGAGGCGGAGAAAGCACAGGTACGATTGTGAGCATACAGTTTGAGCAGAGTCCGCTGTACGCCAAGGCTGGCGGCAACGTGGTGATGAAAGCAGCCGTGCGAAGCGTTACCACACAAGGCAGCCAAGAACTGAGCAACATGATAGAAAAGGTGCTGCTCAAAGACCGCGACACTGGGCAGACCTTGGAGACATTCATGTTCAATAGAGCGTCATCGGCAAGTGGAGACACCTACGACTTCGAGATGGACGTGAGCAGCTACTTCGTGACCGCCACCACCAAGCGTTTCCAGCTCATTGCCTATGACGATGCAGGAAACACAGGCAGCAGAAACATCAACGTGAGTGGTGTAGATGTTACCATCAGCAGCGTGCAGACCCTCAACTACACGGCAAGTACCGCCCTTGCCGCAGGAGGAGCCGCCAAGAGCATACCGATGTACAAGTTCGCCAACAACGCATCGGACAAAGGCATCAAGGTAGTAACCGAGATATACCTAAACGGAGTGTGGCAGACACTCGGCACAAGTGTAGTTCTCGACACCTACTCGCACTCCATCACCATAGACCCGAAGAGCTGCTTGGGCGAGACACTGACACATGGCGCGTACCCCCTGCGCATACACGGAGAAGATGTAGGTTCGGGCGTGGTGGGCAACTACCTCCACACAGCCGTCATGGTGGTGGAGAGCGGCAACAACACCCCGATAGTGGCCATGCGCTGGCACACCGAGCAGTTGCAAGGCAAGAGGAAACTCTACGAGAACATCGAGGTGGACTATGCCGTGTATGCAGCCGACACGGACGAGCCGCAAGCCGTGGTGTGGTATGACGGATCGCAGGAGACAACCACCATAGCTTACCGGGGGCAGACCAGCACGTTCACCAAGCAAGTGCAGGAGAGCGTGCATGACGGCACAAAGAGCGTATCGGTGAAAGTGATGTGCGGAGACAGCGCATCAGAAACCGCCACATTCATTGTCGATGGCTCGCTGGTAGATGTGGAGGAAGTGACCACCATGCGCGAGTTCAACATCACGATGGACTCACGCAGCAACGGAGAGACCGACAAGACCATCAAAGACGGAAACGTGGAAATCACCGTTGAGAACTGCAACTGGTCGAGCAACGGATTTGTCAAGGACACCTACGGCACACCCACCTACGGCACGGAGAACGACAAGGGACGCATGGCACTCCGCATAGCCGAGGACATGAAAGCCGTGTGTTCGTTCAAGCCGTTCGCCAACACCAGCATCGAGCAGAACGGCATGGCACTGAGTTTCACGGTGAAGGTAAAGAATGTGGAAGACCGCACGGCACGCATCATCGACTGCCTGGGCGACAACCAGCTCGGTTTCTACTTGACTGGCGAGAAACTCGTGTTCACCTGTGATGGAGCAACCGCAGCCAACCCCGACGACTTGGGCGCACAGCAGACAGCCGTAGCCCTGTATGCCACTGACAAGGAGACACGTTTCGACATTGTGATAGAGCCGACCAGCATAGCCCCATACAGCGGCATAGGCTCCATCAAGATATATGTGAACGGAGACGAGGCCGCAGCCACCTATTACAATGCCGGGAAGTTTGCCCACAACGACATGCAGATAAAGTTTGACGGCACGAAAGCCGACATCTACCTGTACCGTGCCATCGGCTGGGCCACCTACTACAACTACCGACAGGCATTCAACAACTACTTGGTGGGACAGAAAGACACCGCAGCCATGCTGACGGAGTACGAGAAGAACCAAGTGATGGCCTCGCAGACCGCAGAGGGAACAACCAAGGACAGGCCGACCATGCAAGCGTGCATGAACGCAGGACTATGCTGCGTGACCCTGCTGAAGAATGCCGACACCCCCGATATCGAGCAGAGCTACCCCGGCTACCTCGACAAGCTGGACGGAGACAAAAAGACCAAGGCATACTTTGACTGGGTAATCCGTTTCCCCGACAGGCCATGGCAGGACTGCAAGGTGTACAACGTGCCGACCACAAACCAAGGCACGACCTCATCGCTGCGGCCCGTGAAGAACAAGAAAGGCAAGTTCAAAGGCTGCAAGATAGAGATGCTCCACACAGAGGAGGACTTCAAGAACGACCCAGTGGCACTGGCCAAGTTCCAAAAGGCCAAGAAGATGGCCGCGAAGAGCCAAGTGCAGGTGATAGACGGAGGCTTGTGGGTAAAGACCATCACCATCAAGGTGGACTACTCCGACTCGACAGGCGCGAACAACGGAGCGACCATGGAGCTGATGAACAAGACCCAGCGAGCCATGGGAGCGGACTACATGACCCCAGCGCAGAACGCCTACAACGGAGGTGACACGATGAACACCAGCATCGACAGCGTGACGTGCGCCCTATTCCGCACCGACCAGCAGAGCGTGGACGCGACCAACCAGACCTACGCCTACTTCCATGCCAAGGCCAACTTCAACGTGGACAAGGGCAACCCCTCGTTCTTCGGTTTCGAGAAAGTGAGCGGCTACAACAGCGACTGCTTGAACTACGGAGACTTCGTGGAACTCGTGGCCGAGAAAGACCAAGACCTCAACATCTTCAAGGTGCAGACCTTGGCCAACAGTGACGCGCTGATAGCATCGAACATCTACATGCTGAGCGAGTACTGCGGAGAGAAGCACATCTTCCTTGAAAATGACGGTACAGGCAGCATGGTGGAGACCGATGCCACAGCCGACCCTACGGAAGTGGACAAGAGCCTTGCCGAGGTGTTGGCAGACGATGTGAATAACTACGACTGGGGAACGGTGTACCTGACGAACGACTACAAGTATGTGAAATACAGCGGAGGCAAGTGGAAAGACACCACAGGCAAGATGCAGTATGACACGAGCACCAAGAAATGGGGCGTGACAGGCCGAGTGCTGAACCCTGTGGAGTGCTACGAATACTTGAAGTACGACTCCCTCTGCTGGCTGCAAGGCGTGAATGGCATAGACGACCTCATGCGCATAGACCAATCGACAGGCGAACCCGTGTGGCTCGGCTACTACGAGAGCCGATACCCCGATGATGATGACTTGAACGACCTCTACGCCAAGGGAAAGAAAGTGCCGTACAACCTATATAAATGGCTGCTGTGGACGCAGGAGTGCTCGCAAGACCGCACCGAGGCAGATGGAAACATCACCCTGCACGGCAAGAGCGTGGCAGGAACCAAGGAGAACCGACTGAAGAAGTTCTGCGAGGAACTCTATCAGTATGCCAACGTGCGCTCCACCGGGTGCTACATAGTTGGTACGGACTATGTGCTTGCCGTTGACCAGCGGTCGAAGAACATGATGATTTCGTTCTACCTCGACACCAACGGACTGACACGCGCCTACTTCAACCACTGGTATGACGGAGATTGCTGCTGGCTTGCCGACAACGACTGCGGCATCACCGTACCTTGGGACTTGGACAGCGTGACCGACCCCAAGCATTACTACCAAGGGTGGAACTCCGTGATGTTCCAGCAAGGCTACGCAGCCGACAAGTTCTGGCTTGAAGATGAGGGCAAGACCACCATCACGTTGCACGACATCGCCAACGACATGCGCAGCGCGGAGGCGGACGGCATCAAGATTTTCTCCGCAGACGGTTGCAAGAAACTCTGGATCACCGACCGCATAGCGAAGTGGGCGAAGATAACCAGCTCGTTTGACGGAGAGCGCAAGTACATCGAGAACTCCAAGGCAGGTGCAAACTACTACTATGCCGTACACGGACTGCGGTATGAGGACTTGCCCGTGACGTTTGAGAAACGCTTTGCCTACCGTGACGGCTACTATCAAGTGGGCGAGCTGTACACCAATCCGTTCAAGATGCGAGCCGTGGGTACGGACATCAGCATCAAGATAACGGCAGCGCAGGACGGTTTCTTCGGCTTGGGCGTGGACCGTGCGGACGCTTGTGTGGACAGCTGCTATCTGAAAGCAGGAGAAAGCTACACGCTGAAGAGCGGCATGACCGCCACAGGCGCAGGAACGATGCTCTATGTGTTCGGTGCGACACGCCTTGCAAGCCTCGACATCAGCGGCTGCACCCCGAAAGCCGAGGGTTGGGACATCTCGAACTGCACGATGCTGCAAGAACTCATACTTGGCGGAGCGGACTATGCGTCAGCCGAGGAAAGCGGAGCAATCACGCAGCTCAATATGGGCAACAAGAGTTTTCTCAGACGCATAGACGCACGCAACACTAAGGTAACAAGCATCATCGCCTCCTACTGCCCGAGAATGAAAGAAGTGTTGGCGAGCGGTTCGCAACTGTCGAGCATCGACCTTGCCGAGACAGCCCCGATAGAAACCCTTGAACTGCCAGCCACCATGACCACGCTCTACTTCAAGAACCTGCCAAAGCTGACCTATCCCGGCGGACTGACCATAGCAGGAATGACGAACGTGAAGAAGATGTTCCTTGACGAGTGTCCGCACATTGACACCATGACCCTGCTGCGGCAGATAACCACGGCAGGACAGCTGAAGAGCGTGCGCATACCGGGCGTGAACGCCACCGCCAGCGTGGAGATGCTGCGCGGCATCATGCAGAGCGGAGCCGTGGGCATAGACGCAAACGGCAGCACCTACGATGAGACCGGGCAGTGCAGCGGCATCATCGGCCGATGGATACTGACCGAACTCGTTGAGGACAGCGAGGTGGAGGCATTGCAGAAATACTTCCCGAAACTGACCGTCATCAACTCGCAATTCTCGGTGGTGAAGATAGACGACATCGTGAGCGGAGACTTCTGTGAGCGATACAGCAACCCCGAAAACAAGACAGGCTCGGACTACGACAAGACCTTTGTGGCGAGCGGACACACGCTGAAGATATTGCAGGAGACCCACGCCTACAAGTGTACCTACAACTCCAAGCTCAAACAGATGGAGGGCGTGCAGTTGAGCGACACCGACTTCAACTATCTTGCCACAGGCGAGAGTTTCGATGTGGGCGACAGCGCAGGAGAGGGTTTTGACATCTTCCACCATCTGCCCCACCACTGGTACAAGGGCGTGAACGACTACAAGAACCAACAGAAGTACATTGTCTATTCGACCACGGAGAACGAGCCGCTATCCACCGTGAACAACAAGCGCGAGGCCATGCTATCGGCACTGCTCTATGCGGAGAACACAGGCGTGTATGCTGACGAGGCAGAGGTAGGCACGGTGATAGACGAGAACATCATCACCACCGCTGCCAACGTGAACGCCTACCGCATGGACGTGGAGGGCATGAAGCAGGTGAGATGGCCGGGACTGAACCACGCAAGACTCGGAGCCGTGTTCACGGACGAGAACGGACAGATAGTAGGCAAGTTCAACATGATGGTGAGCCACACCTACTTCGACTTCTCGATAGGCAACTACGTGTTCTGCGATGTGCCTGGCGGAGCAAAGTGGATGTACTTCACCTCGTACCGCGACATAGAGGACAGCCTGTGTCTTGCCGTTGACAGCGAGCATATAGAGGCCATAGAACCCGAATGGACGGAGCACACCGTTGGCGAGAACGACAGCCTCTTGGGTACATATCCCATCACCATAGACGGACTGAAACGACCGAGGAGCATATCGGGCGCGGTGCGCTCACGCAAGGGAGACGGCACTTCGCAGACCTCGGCAGAGTGGGCATATGACACGGATGGCAACCCGACAGAGACACCGACCGGGACGATACACTACACGGCAAAGGACTTCCAAAACAGTGCGCACATGCGCGGAGAGGGCTACCAGCTCCAAGACTACGAGCAGCACAAGGAAATCAGCAACCTGTGGTGGGCGACCCACGGCACGACCAACGAGCAGTCTGTTGTTGGCAATGGCGCACACGATGCCACGCTGAACAGCCGCGACAACATCGGCATGGCCGACACCTCGTATGTGGGCAACGCAATGAACTCCATCATGGGACTCAAGCACTATGTGGGCTGCGACTCGGAATGGATGGACTACATTGCAGGAAACGTGCAGAGTTACGAGACATTCTACAAGAACCGCTGTGTGGAGACCAACGATGACCCCATAGACTACAAGTTCCACATCTATGACCCGGTGAAGAAAACCGAGCGTGTAGTGCAGAGTGTGAACTCTAACGGCAACTGCGTAGTGAGAGTGGTGCATGGAGCGAAGTGCGACATCTTGCCAAGCAAGGTGCATCAGACCGACACGAGCAAGTACACCACCCACTATGCGGCAGGTTTGTGGTTTCCCGGCAGCAGAGGCCGCTGTGTTCTGCGGTCTGGCAA